TGTGCTTATTTCGGCATAAGTAAATCGGAGATGATAGAAACGTGCCAAGTGCGTAGCAGTTTACACACCTAAAATAGGGCAAATCACACCAATGCCACTAAAATCAACCACTTAGCAGGTGCGTAAACCATTACACGCATACCATGTTACACCATATGTTAACGATGACATATAAATCATTACGCCGACCATAACAAAATTACATTGACATTGTGGTATGATGAGGGCATAATGGGGCCGTGATGATTGCTAAACCCCAAAACAAGACAGCCCCCGATATAGGATTCCAGGCAACCGCCCGCAATCATCACAACTATTGACGGGGCTGTTTTTATTTAATGAGGACATAAATATGATTTGGTACGCGGACGGATCGGGATGGAATGGAAGTAAAGCCGCATGGTTAGTGTGCAATGAGGCCGGAATGGTCGAGAGCAAGAGATATACTGAGCCAAAGACCAACAACGAAATGGAGTATGAGGCCGTAATCTACGCGCTTGAACAGGCAAAAGAATTTGATGAAATCAGAACAGACAGCCAACTTGTCGTGAATCAGGTCAAAGGATTATGGAAGTGCAAAGAGGTTCGACTATTCCCTCTCATGCTCAAAGCCAAGGCATTACAAGCGGCAAAGCAAGCAATCATCACATGGATACCACGAAACGAATGTTTGGCAGGCAATCTGCTTGAAGGTTTAAAGTAGTGGACCAATGCAAAGCATGCAAGTCATGGAATAATGGAGAAGGAGCAAAGTCATGCCTGAAATGCTCGAAATATAAGCGTTTCTGTCTCAAATCTACCCCCCGTAGCAAGATACCTATTGACATTTTCCCCGAGGCCCTCATGGTAGAAATGGCAGACACAAGCGACGAAATGCCATGCGTCCTCACCGCCGTCAAACATCTTCCAGATGACCTTGCATTGATTATTGCAGGTAGGTATTTTGTCGGAATCTCACCCGGATCAATGGCATCATTACTCAGGACATCAGAACGGCAAATATACCGCCGCGAAGCCCTCGCAATGTCAGAGATAAAAAAAATGTTACGTAAAGAAATCATAGACTTCGAGAAAAAGCATGTCAGGTGAAATGTCACATGTAATAGTAAAGAGCGCAGTACCTTAAAGTGCTTTTGAAGCGCACGGCGAATGCCGATAAGCGTCAAGGACCGGAAACAAACACCATAGCCAAGGACTGAAAAGCATGGCAATCACCAAAACCAAATCACCCAAATCCCCAGACAAACCCCGGCAGGGAAGGGCGGCTGACGTAAAGGCTGACAACCTGGATGCCGCTAAGCCCCAGAAACTCGGACCAAATGTTAAAAAACTCATCTCCTACAAAACCTCACTAGACGCTATTCCCCCTGGTGGCGGGGTTAATGACGGTATCAAATTCCTCTGTAACCGAGAATTGGTGATTAAAACTATCCGCAACGCCGATGAGTGGGTAAAATCGGCAATCACAATAATTCGCAAAGCAGCTGACCCAAACCCTTTCAAAACTGCCGACGACGAAACCATAGCTGCCGAAATACTCAGGAGGATTGAGGAGAGAAGGGCCAACCTAAAACCAGCACCAAAGCGACCCCCAAAAGGCACAAATCCAGTCGGAAGACCCCCGAAATACAAAACTCCGCAAGAATTACAGGCCAAGATCGATGAATACTTCCGAAATTGCGACGAGGGGAAAATCGTCACAAGACTGAATAAACGCCTTGAAGTCGTTACCTACACGCAAAGAATCCCCTATCTTCTCTGCGACTTAGCTTATCACTTGGGATTTGCAGACAGACATGCGATAAGTGACTATAAGGGAAGGTCAGATGAATTTAATACCGTAATATCGCGCGCAAGGACGAAATGTGAAGGCGATCTAGCCCGTGGTTCAATCCAAGGCGAGTACGATGCTAAGTCTACCGGATTGGTCCTATCAGCGACTCACGGCTACTCTGTTAAGACCCAAATCGATCTCGGAAGCAAGATGGAAGACGCGCTCAGAGCCCTGGACGATAAAGCCCAAAGTGGAGGGAAAAGTTGATGTTACCGATTTTTGACCGTCGAGCCATCCCACAAGATAGGCACGTCACATGCATCAGGGTGATACCGATCCCATGCCTTTTGACGAGGGTTTGATATTGGATTCGCAAATAGATGGCGCATTAAGTGGTGGTAACGAATATGATCCCCGTTGCAAGCAAATACCATAAGGTTGTCGGGCGCATTGTTGTAGTCATTGCGGTCCTTGTGATGCACTACCATTCCTTCGTCCAGAGGAAAGAACTTGGAGACAACGCCACGTGCAAGCCTCTGGCTATGCCTCTCCTTGCCATCTCCAGCAGTTTGCGCGCCAGCTTGAAGAAAAGTATAATAGCATTCCTCGTTACAGAAGTGATTACGCTGAGAGGCAACCCGCTTCTTGGTCCTCTGGATAGGAGATCCGCAAGTGGTGCATGATACGGTGAGTTTGTGCTTCGATGTGTCTACTCCATGCTTCCGCAAGAACTTATGGACGGCTGGTGCTGATACGTGCAGCACTTCGGCAATCCGGCGAATGGGCCACAGGTCAATTGTGTACGCTTCGATTATGTCTTTATGTGCATTTACGTCGATCTTCATGGCTTTCCTCCATTGGTTTGATGTCCTAATGTATACACTATCAACGCAAATGTCAAACAAAGAATGGTCAACAGAACAGATATTATCAGGCGTAACGAGGTGACTACCATGACACGATGCGACTACGATCCTCCTATCCACTACGATCCGATCATGGATAGAGAGGGAAAGATGTTGTCAATCATTGCGCTACTGGCTGTTGTTGGCGTCCTGGCTGTCATGATGGTTGTCTGTGACCTAGGCCATTGGCTGTATGTGGTGACGGGGTAGGGGGGGCGACCCGACCCGCCCGGTGGTGGAGGCCTGTATACCATCGGACCATCACGCACTCTTTTGAAGGGAGCCTATGGTTACAAAGGAATTTATATGACACTTCATGAATTAACAGATGAACTTAGCCGTATCTGGCTGGATCGTCTTGAAAAAAGGTTGTGGGCCTTGGTTGTCGGCGATTGCCTTGTTCCGGGAATATAGATGTTGATGCGCGGCCAGAGATCCCACAGATGGGAGCAGTACGTTGACATCTACCGTTGCCTTGAGTGCGATATAGTTGTTTCGGCTCCTTCGGATACGGCATGTCCTGGCGGTCACAAGTTTTGGATTAACCCGGCTCCGTTCGATAGGGAGGGCTATACATGGGGGCCGTGATGCCCCGGTGGGTTGAAGAAAGCGGGTCCAAAAATCCGCAGATAATTTTTGTAGGGGAAGAAGAAAAGGTAGGTATGCCAGATATTAAGAAGATCACATTGCTTGCCCTTTTTGTTTTCATAACAATGATCGTGATGTGGACAGTTCTTGAAAGAAGCGTGCATGTCCAGAGAATAACATTGTCAGTTGCCGATGGCGACACTTTTACCAATATAGTGCTCCCCAATAGAGAGGCTGCGTGGACGGTGAAGACGATAACAAAAAGCTGGTCAAGCAGCATAACCATTGGTGGAATGTAACACAAAGAAGGGCAGGTGAATGGCTGAGACTTTATCGACGATGAACGGATACGTCCTGATCGATTCCCCCAGGGCTGAGGGTGAGACGATGCGGGGGACGGTGGTTGAGACGAAGTACGATAAGGTTAAGGTTGGCGATGTTGTGTTTTTCAAGAAAGATCATTTGATGATTTTCAAGAAAGACGGCGCTGAACTTCTTTTTGTAGACGGTGCGGACGTGGTGTTTTCGACGGAAGAGACCTAATGGCGAAGATGACGAAAGAGATTGGGCAGAAGCTTTTGGAGTGGAGGAACGACGTTGAGCTTTTTGCGCGGGAATGCATAAAGATTAAGGATCACAATACCGCTCAGATATTGCCGTTGGTATTTAATAGGTCGCAGAGGCTACTTCACGCTATTGCGGAAAAACAGAAGGCGGAGAAGGGCCATGTTAGAATATTGGTAATTAAGCCTCGGCGTCACGGGATCAGCACTTATGTTGAGGGGCGTTTTTATCATCATACATCTTTGAATTTTAATCGACACACATTCATTGTGGGCCACGAAGCTGATTCAACATCGACATTATATAAGATGGCTCAGTTGATGCAAGAGAAAAACCCTTTCGCCCCACAGACCAGGGCCAGCAACGCACAGGAACTCATCTTCGATACCCCCCAGGGCGATGGTCTTAAAAGTCAGTATCGGCTTGCGACGGCTGGCAATGTGGATGCCGGCAGATCGCAGGGAGTTCACTATCTGCACAATTCAGAAGAATCTTTTTGGCGTGATGGATCTACTCTTTTGACGGGGTTGTTCCAATGCGTACCTGACCCGCCGGCAGAGTCCGAGATATTCAGGGAATCAACCGGGAACGGTTTCGGAAACCAGTTCCAGGAAGATGTTTTTGCCACGTATTGCGAGGGACAGTATCCTTATTATTCCGAGGGGGGAATGGTTTACGCCTGGCATAATCCGGAAACTGATTGGGTGGTATTTTTCCCGCCGTGGTTCATCCATGAATTGTACACCATGAAGTTCGACAATGATGATCAGAAAAAGAAGTTTGCCGCCAAGATTGACGAGAAGGTTTTCAATCGGGAGTCGATGAAGTGGGAGGAGTCGGAAGAGAAGAAGTTAAGAGATAAATTCAGACTGACCCTCGAACAGCTTCACTGGCGGGATTGGGCAATTAAGAATAAGTGCAATGGGAGTATCGATAAATTCCATCAGGAATATCCGGCCACCCTGGAAGAAGCATTCTTGTCCAAGGGTTCAAACGTATTCAGTAAGACCCAATGTGACGACCTGGAGAAGCTTTGCACGAAGCCGATAATGACCGGAGAACTGGTTGACCGTTCGGGTATCGTGAAATTCAAGCCCACTGTTCACGGCAAACTGGTTGTGTGGGAGAAGCCGGACGAAAAGGAAGAGTATCTTATCATATGCGATACCGGGGGCGGCAAGACGCCTTCACAGGAGAAGGAGAAACGTGAACCTGACCCTTCGTGCATCGATGTATGGAATCAGCGAACCGGCCATCAGGTAGCGCAGTGGCATGGCAATATCGATTATGACATGCTTGACGAACTTATCGAGATGGTGGGCGAGTATTACGGATTCAGGAATAAGGACGAAATCACAAGGCCGATGGCGGCCGTCGAGTTGAACAACCACGGATGGACGGTTGTGTCCGGATTGTCAAAACGCAAATATCCGCAGTACGAGAACAAGCCGGGCGAGCCGGGATGGCTGACGAACAAGAGGACAAAACCGCAGATGATCGACGGACTAGTGGAGGCGTCTCGGGATGGATCGTTATTGATTGCCAGCAAACAGACTGTTTCCGAAATGAGAACCTACGTAGAGAAGGACGGTCACTTTGCGGCGTCGTCCGGTTGCCACGATGAACGGGTGGTGACGGCCGCCATTGCATCACAGATATTTAAGACGGCTCCTTTCTTGGCGAGAGGCCGGAGAAAAAAGAACAACGCGGTGAGGTTCAATAACCTCGATAACAGGAAGAAGGCGAAACAGGAATCTTATGATTACCAGGAAGTGATGGTTGGATGAGTAACGGTTTCGGAATGGCACATATAAAGGGAGAGGGCAAGCCGCTGCATCCCGACGATATTGATGCGGACATGAACGATGAACAATATGAACGGCAATTAAAAGCGTACAACGACGCTTATCCGCCAGAGAAAGGAAGTCAATGAGTAACGAAAAAATCAAAGTCCCTTCATATCAGCGGAACATCGGCGGCATGATTTACGAACCGCCTGAAAAGTGTACGGGATGCGGGGCCGATATGAGACCGGGGGAAGTCAGCGCCGATGGTATTGGTTCGCATATCATGGTCACGCTTCCGGTCCCTGGTATCAGTCTCTATCAATGCCTGAACTGTAATACGGTCATGGGCAATGTCCATGCTCATGCGAACCTGAAACGTCAGCAGAAGATGAATGAGAAGGCTAGTAATCTAATTATCCCGTTTGCGAAAGATCCGGGAAGATCGAAACTTTTGATGTGAGAGGGGGTGTCATATGGCAGGAACGGTAACGGCGAAGTTTTCAAATCCTTTTGCCACAGACGGTGAAAACATCGTCACAGTGGATTGGCTTACTACGGCGGGTGGCGCGTCGTCGGGCGCATTATGTTCCCTGTTTTCGGCGGGTGGACTTGCCAAAGGTTATCCGGGCGCAATTCAGCCGACGAAGTTCAAGGGATTTATAAGGAAGATCGAAACCATCCCCGGCTTAAGCGGCGATCTTGCAACGACCTTGCCGACGGATGCTTACGATATCACCTTGACCGACGCTTACGGAGCGGACGTGGCCGGCGGGGCGCTGGCGAACAGATCGGGGGCGGTAGCGGAACAGGTAGTGCCTTCCGCGTCGGTTGCAGTTGATTCGGAACTTACGATCAACGTATCGGCGGCGGGGGCGACAACGACAGGCAGACTTATTTTGACGCTGAGTGGTCAGCGAGAAGGGAGTAGCGGCCCGTATGCGGATGCTTAATGACCGGGTTCTGGTAAGAAGGTTTGACGAAGCGACGAAAACAAAGGGCGGTATTATCATCCCGGACACCTATCGGGAAAGGCCGATGAGCGGAGTAGTGGTAGAAATCGGAACGGGGAGATGGCACCCATTAACCGGGAAAAAGATTCCCATAGATGTAAAGAAGGGCGACGAAGTGGTGTTTGCCAAGTACGCAGGGATGGCCGTTAAAATTGAAGAAGGCGACTATCTGGTCATAAAAGAAGACGACATTGTGATGGTGCTTTAAGAAAGGATAAGGACATGAAGAAAGAGAAGAAAGAAAAGAAAGAAAAAATATACACGTCAGCCGAAGAAATCATGGCAGACGTGGCCAAGGGTATCATAAAACCTGGGCAGGGAGTTCCGGTTGACGATGTTTCAAAAATCATATTCCCGCCGGCGGAAACCTGGACGCTCATCTGCAAAACCTACATTGAAACAGCAAACGGTTCGCAGGAACTTGTCAACCTCATGCAGAACGACCAGACGATGGAAGTCCGTGCCTTCTTGGTTAAGTGAATGAAAACCTACACGCTGGCCGAACTAAAACTAGCCGAAGCAGATTACCTGTCCCGGCGGGTCTTGAGATACCTGAAGGCCGGCAAGTGGGAAACCGTTGATCTTGACGGCTCCGGGATACCGAGAGTGGAAGCGACGAGGGCGGAAATCATTGAGCTAAAGAAGGTCATGAAATTCACTGAGTTTTTGGAGACAAAGTGGCAAAGGTAAAGCAACCAAAAGAGGCCGTCAAGATTACCAGTGACGAGGAGCGTCCGGAACAGGACAGGTATTCAAAACTCGTTGAGCATTGCCTTGAGCTATACGAACTGTTCAAGAAGTCCACTTATCGCGCCGCCAAGATTACCGAGATCGAGGAAGCCCGTAAAGCCTACGAGCAGAATTCCGACAATCTCAATGAACCGTGGCCGGATGCGGCAAACTACACCATGCCCCTGACCACCATTGCCATTGACAATCTTGAACCCCGTATCGTGTCGGGTCTTATCGGCGTTGACCCTATCGTGAGCTTCGACGTGGAAGGAAAGAAGGGGCCGATAGTCGAGGCATTACAGACCTTCTATAATAAAGAATTGAAGGACATTATAAAGATAAAGGACTTCGGCATTGCCGTTTCTCACACCGTCCTTAATGAGGGCACGTATTTCTGCGCTGCCAAGTATAGCAAGGACAAGAAAAAGGTGCGCGACTTCGTCTTTGATGACAATGGCCGGATGGTCATGGATGAAGAGAGTCAGGAGGCAAAAATAGTTGATGTTGAAGTCACCGCTTTTGAGGGCGGCAAGTTCGATCAGATTCCTTTTACCGACATATATTGTGCCGATGATCTTGGCACTCAGGAGGACTGGGAACGGGAACCCGTAATCAGAATGGTTCGCCCCACCTACGCCGAGCTTGTTCAAAAGGTTGGCATGTTGGGGTACATGAATATCGGCAAGCACCTCTTAGGAGACAAGGGTAGCCGTAAGATTGATTCCGAAAGTCAGACCCCTGCCCAGGCCATAGATGGCGTGGAAGTTACCGGCAAGGAGACAATCGAGAGCCTCGAATGCCATCTTTCATATTATCTGCCCCTTGACCGTGAAGACGATCAGGACGAAGGCGATGTCTTTGAAGAAGAAAAGATTATCGTTACCATTGCCCTGAAGTCACAAACCATTTACCGGATTATCAAACAGACGGACATCAACTTCAATAACGACAAGGTTGTAAAGAGAATAAGATTGAATCCTGAAGCGGGGCGATCATTCGGGACCGGTATTTACGGCAAGATCAAGTCGCTTCAAAATGGATGTTCCGACCTGTTCAATCAGATGATAAATGTAGCAACAATCATCATGATCCCTTATTTCTTCTACGAGGAGAAGGCGGGAATAAAGGATGACGTCGTTCTGTCTCCCGGCCAGGGTGTCCCTGTCGATGACGTAAGCGGCGTCAAATTCCCCTCGGTAAGCATCAATCCGGCGGGGTTTATGAAGTTCGTGGAGTTCTTTATCAGCCTCTGGGAACGGTCAACGTCTATTTCCGATGCTCAGATTGGCCGACTTGCAGACCGCAAAGAAACGGCAACGGGTATCCTTACGGCGGTGCAGGAAGGTGGGATTAAGCATAACTATCAGGCCGAAATATTTAAAGAGGAATTCCTGGCTTGCGTATCCACCATGTACGACCTGTATTACAAAAACATGCCTTACGACAAGACAATAAAACTCCCCGATAAGGACGGAAACCCGGTAGAAGTATTGTTCCGCCGGGAAATGAGACATCCTTTCAAGTTCCGATTGACCGGAAGCACCGAGAAGGCAAACAAACTTATTTCCCGCAAGGAATCTGAAGACCTGCTTGGGATGTTCCGCAATGACCCCTACGTGGATCAGGTAAAACTCCGCAAGGATGTGTTGAAGAATTACGGGAAGGACGACCCGGATGAATATATTGATCCCAAAGTAGGGCAGATTCAACAGGCATTGTCCGCCTTTCCGCAGTTGATCCCGATGGTATTGCAACAGGCTCAGAAATTAGCGGCGGGACCGAAAGCCGAGAAGGGAGGCGCACCCGTTGAGCAAGGAATGGCTGCATAGTGAGGATGTGGCTGAATACAGGAGAGAGGAAATAAAGCTAGCCTGCGCTATTATCAAGGAATCTTGGCAGACAAACTTTGACCCCGTTTTCTTTAAAGGTCAAATGGACATGCTGAATCAGATTGTAAAGTTGCCGGTAAAAGCGGCAGGAACAGACAAGGGAGACAAGGCAATCGCACAAAAGTTAGTAGCCGAAGCCCTGACAAAATTCGAGGCGCAGAGAATGAGGGACCTGCTGGGATGACAGAAACCGTGAAACTTAACATGTTGATCCGGGCGTTAATTCGTTTTCTTGAATTTGGCGCAATGCTTCTCAGGAAGGTGCAGAAAGGTGAAGAGGTATGATGAGCGTCAGGGATTATATGTTGCTATCCATTGCCAACGAAGAATACAATTACTTGTGTAGAATACTGAACAGAAACGGGGCGGCAAATATGACGGTTTGCCCTGAATGCGGGTGCGATGATTTCACGCATGTTGAAAGTTGTTCCCTGGGCAAAACGCTTAATAGTTAAGGAGGGGAAGAAGCATGGCACAAATAGCACAGGCGGTGAAAGACAAAAAACTTTGCGATGATTGCCCTTTAATGTGCCATTTTTCTGCAATGGATGAAGAAGCGCGATGTAATCTCGGATATGAAATTAAATCATTTTTTGACGGGCAAAATAGTTATCTTATTTCAATAAATTGCGAATTAAATGTTATAGAATATGGACGGAAGGAATTTAAACCACAAACACAAAAGATAATATAGCCACATAAGCCCCCGTTTCCTCTCTTAACCGAAGCGTAACGGGTAAAGCCAAGAGCGCAAATTAGCCTCCTTGGAGTCGAGAAATATTCGATTCCCTGGGGGCTTTTTATTACGCCACCTGGCGGCAGAAAGCCAGAGAAAGAAAGGAGTCCGAGATGGACGGAGATGAGATTCAAGAAGATGTTGTCAGTATAACACCTGGCAACGACGCGCCACCCGATAAGGGCGGTGACCAGGGAGTTAACGACGTGGATGATCTTATTGATAATCCGCCCGATACCACCCCGGAAAAGAAGGGCGAACAGGCCAGCCCATCCCCTGCCGACGAGGGAGTAAAAAGCGTCGAGGCTCAGTTAAAGGAACTTCAGGACAAGACAAGTGCATACGAGTCTCAAACGAAGAAACTTGAACAAGCGAATAAGGGCCTACTGAAAGACCTCTACAAGGAACGACAGGCCAAGAAAGAAGCGTCAGCAAAGAAGGATGATGGGCCGCCGCTTACCGATGCACAGTTGCAGCAAATCCTGGACGAGAATCCGGGAGATACGGCGACCATGCTGAAGGTAGTGGCTTACAAATCGGCACAGGCGGCCAAGGAAGCGAAAGGTACGGCCCTGGATGAAGTGGCAGAGAACAACAGGGCGAAGGTTGCAAATGATTTTCTCTTGTCACGGTATCCGGCGCTGGCCGACGAAACCTCAGAGATGAGGCAGGAAGTCGAACAGGTCAAGGAAAGGTTCGGATTAACGAACCACAAGATGGGGGACTTGTTTGCGGTCGGTATCCGGGTAGCGGAAGACCTTCCGAAAATCATCCAGGGAGCCTACGAAAAGGGCAAAGCGGACGCTATCGCGATTGCGGCCAACAAGAAGAGAGAGGGAGATATCAAGAACGGTGAGCTTACCCCGAGAGGGAAAGGCAAGTCCGACATTACCTCTTTCAGCAAGACCCAGGCAGATACAGCGAATCAGATGGGCCTTTCAAAGTCGCAACAGGCAATCTTGGCAACTATCAAAAAAGGAAAGGCGGCTCGTTCAGTCGTTGTGGAGGACTAAGACATGGCATTTGAAAAAGGACAGTTACCGCCCGGAAAAGGCGAGAAGATCGGAGCCCCGGTAGCAAGGACGGGAGAGGACAAACAGACGGTGCAACTTACCGCCGACGAATCAGCATTGTTTCAGCGGATCATGGGCGGTGATGAAGACTGGAAGACCATTAAGGAAAGTGACGTTGATGACTTTTCACTTGCAAACGACCCGATGGAATTACCGGAACCGGCGAAGGAAGCAAGGAAAAACAAGCAATTTGCTTTCCGGTGGGTATCCAGAACGAAAGAGCGCCTGGACGAAATCAGGTCCATGAACGTGCCTTTCAAATGGTGGGTATGCAATTCCATCAGGACGCCTTTTCTCGATGGGTTATTCGACCCGATCACTGGCGGCGTCAATAGGTTGGATTGCGTTCTGGCCTTCAAACCTTACTGGATGTTCGAGAAGGAACAGGAATTCAAGCGACAACAGGCCGACAAGCAAGCAGGCGGCGGTGATTTGAAGTCGAAAAACGGACTCGAAAAGCACGGCGCTACCCTTGTCTATGACGGAAGGGAAATACGAGGCGGCTCCGAAATTCAGTATGAGAACGTGGATGCAGATGCACGCATCTTGGCTTCCGGGGAAAGTCCCGGCAGCACATTCACGGCAGATGACGGAGCCCCCGAATAGCGAAAATCGGAGGACATAAAATATGGAAAACACAGATAACCCCAATGGATTCAGTGTGTGGGGAAAGCTGCTTCGGGCGCGAAAGTACGCGATCGCAACGGCTCCCACCATTGCGTTCAGTATCGGGGACTTGGTTCAGGGTGAAAACTCAGGAATTACCTGTACCAAAGGAAATGGAACGCTTTTACAGATTTACGACACGGCGGTAATCAGCACCACGGAAGGGGCGACAAGGCCCCTGTACGGAGCGATTATCGAATTGTTCGATGAGTACATGAACCCCGTAACCAATATCGCAGCGGCAGAAGTTGGCGACGGTACGGTTGCCGGATATGCAATGATCGCCGACCATCCCGACCAGGAGTTTGTAGCCCAGGCGGACGGTTCAATCACGGCGGCAAGTATTGACCTCAACCATGAAATCACGGTTACGGCGCTGAACGCTCCCAATTCCGTCAGCGGTCTTTCCAAGATGGAAATCGCTGCTGCTGGTTCGGCTGTTACCGCCACCATTCCGCTTCGCCTGTACGGTCAGGCGTACCCGGATAAGGATGTCATCACCGCTGCCGGATGCCGTTGGATCTGCCAGATTAACCCGGACTGCCATTATTGGGCAGCCGGAACCGCGATTTAAGGAGGGAATAGACTATGTGGACACGAGGACGATTTGTCGATGAGTATATTCCCGGCTGTTTTGCAATCGCTGTTGACACCTATATCAACAAACGTGCCGAAGGCATGGGGATGAAACTGGTGACGGTTAAAACGTCACAGAAAAAGGAAGAGTGGGATAACATCAGGTCCGGTCTCGGCCTCCCCGTTGAGAAGCCGGAAGGCGCTCCCATCTCTTATGATACGCAGATCGGTGGGGCGCGGCAGACTTGGGTTCCCAAGGTGTGGGCTCTTGGCCTTCGGATTTCCGAAGAGGCCATTGACGACAACCTTGTCGAACTCAAGGGCGGAAGTGAAGGCGAACTGAAAGAGCTCTTCCATGATCTTGGAGAGTCCATGGCAGAGAACCTTGAGACCAAACAGGCCGTGTTTCTCAATTCGGGGACGGCCACCACCTATCACACCACGCGGAACGGTAAGGCACTCTTTGCCACTGACCATCCGCGCCTGGACGGTTCCACCTACCAGAACTACGCCACCAATGCCGACACGACATACCTGGTGTTCTGGTCACTGCTTGCGGCTGCCGAGAATCAGTATAACCAGCGACAGTATCGCATCCAGAAGAAAGTCAAAGCGGTATGGGCTCCTCCTCAGCTTGAGCGGGCCTACCGAGAGGTTCTGTTCTCAGCGGACAGACCCGACACGGCAAACAGGGCGGTATCCGCATACGCTCAGAGCGGCCGGAAGATCAAGTTGAACGTGTGGTCGTACCTGACCGACACGGACGCCTCTTACCTTCAGCTTGATGGCCGGGGCATTATCTTCTTCTGGAGACGCAAAACCAGATTCGCCAAGGAAGGTGATTTCCAGACCGGCGACATGATGTGCAAGGCTGACCAGCGGTGGAGCGCCGAAATCGCAGACGAACAGGATTTCTACGGAAACATTCCTGCATAAAGGAGGTACGCCAATGAGAAAACTCAAAGTTTTAAGCGGCGCGCTTCTGATCCTGCTGCTGATGGCGGGGCCGATGTTCGCCGCGGAATCAACGTTTGATACCATCGTAACCGGTGTTGCGTCAACCTATTACATGGATGCCACCGGAACGCACACCCTTACGTATAGCGAAATGAACAAGATGCTCATTGTGCTGTCGTCAGGGACGGGCGTGGAAACCATCATTGCTCCTGACGAAGCAGGTAGGGCGTACATCGTCCGGGTTAATACGGGCGGCGCTCAGTGTACGTCAGTTGCTTTCAGGACATCAAGTACGGCGGGGGTAAGCATTGCAGTTGATAAGACGGCGATGGTTTACCATAATGGAACCAAGTATATCCGCGTTACTGCGGATGCGACAAACGAATAAATTTAACAGGAGAACCGGGGAGGGGCAACCTTCCCCGGTAATTCCATGAAAGGGAAACATGGATAACCAGAGAGACAGAGTTCTTGCAAGTCTGATCATCATCGTGCCGCTATTCCTCTTCGGCCCTGGCGACGCACAACAAGGGCAGATATACGGATTGCTTTTGGGTTGCTTTGTTTACCTGGCGTTAAGTTTGCCGAACAAGGTTCTCGGCGTCTTTATGCTCTACGTGGCAGCATACTTCGCTTATTTCCTTTCGTCCGTATTCGCAAGAACACTGATCCCCGAAGTGGCAGGGGTTGCCATAGATGCGATTCTTTTCCTGATGATTGGGGCGATTATTTACACCGGAATTGCAAACTGCAAGAAGAAAAACATAAAGTGGTTCATCAACGCCGTCTGTATCGCTGCCTTGATTCAAGCCGTTCTTGCTACCCTGCAAAGCACGGATGTTAATCCGGTAGTCGCACTTTTAAGCAATGTCGTCAATATAGATGCGCCAAAAGGAGGGATGAATATTAATTCTCCCGTCGGTACGTTGATGAATACCAATTATCTGTCTATCTTCGTGGCCGTAAGCGTCCCTTTGTTTTTCAGGAAATGGTGGAAGTTTTTTATACCCGTTCTTCTTTATGCAATTTTCGTTTCAAAATGCCGGACGGCCATATTGTCATTATTTGCCGGGTGCATCTACTTCGCATGGTATCATCGTAGCAGGTGGAGCGTTATCGACAAAATAGAACGCTTCCCTTGGATAACATCCTTCGTCCCTTTGATAATCTTTGCATTTATAGTTATCGCCACGAGGTCAAGCAACCTGTCCGTAATCGAAAGATACAACGATTATTGGGTTCCTGTTTATCAGATTCTATCTGGACATTGGCAATTCATGGTGTTCGGAGTCGGTCCCGGAATCACATTGACCGTAAACAATCATATCCATAGTTCATACTTTGGGATCGCTTTCAGTTACGGTCTCATCGGCATCGCCTATCTTGCCGCGTTTGTCTGGACGATAAACAAGAAGCATCCGCTTTTAACCATGTCCCTTGTAATCATTCTGACCGACATGACCTTAAATCACTTCTGGACCATACCGACAACGGGACTTGAGGGGCTGTTTATTCTCGGACTCGTCGAGAGAATGAAGGATGAAGAATGGCTGGCGTAAGCGAAATTCATACCGATAGCGATTACCTCCTAGCGGCAAAGCACAATTCAGCGGCGGCAGGGGGGCTTATCCTTATCAACAAGAACGCCCACTTCAAGAGTTGTGGCGTAACGGTCGGCGTGGCTATCTACAATGACACTGACGGCTCGAACGGACTTGTCACGGTAGTTACCGAGGACAGGGTGACTTGTACGCTTGCAGGAGGAACCAACAACTTCTGGACGCAAGATGATCAGGCGTACATCTACAAGACAGCGACGAAGGACGGATATATTTCAAAGATCACGACGGATAGAAGCGCGGGGCGAAAGGTAACGCGACCTTCGCAATTAGACGACGACGGATTTTTGCCCGACGACGCGGATATTGACAGGGAAGAAAGAGAGACTTTTGGACCGGGCCAGCCGGAAAGGGTGAGATAATGGACGGCAAGACAATGGGGCAGAGGCTTTTAGACCTTCTGAACGAAGCATCGGGTTCGGCGCTTATCGGTTCAAAGATCACCTATGATTTCTTTTACGATGCCGCGAGAGACTGTATAATCAGGACGGAGTGCTGTACCGATGAACATGAAATCACAACCATTGACGGGACCGCCGATTACTCACTTCCCGCTGATTATATAGGCCTATATTTCAAGCACAACAATAAATACCACATCAAACTGAATACGGGCGGGGCGGCAACGACGAATCAGTTTGTGGAGTTCAGGGAGCGTGACAAAGTTTATTACGACAATGACGTGACGGAAGCCGCCATTGCAAATTACTTCACCCTGAAAGATGCCGCCGATATCCCGGCGCAAGTCACGGGAACGGCAAGCGCCGCAGGGGCGGCCACGGGCGGCAAGTGCCTATTGACTACGGCAGTTGATAAATTCGACAATGTATTTCCCGGCGACAATATCCACAATACGACGGACGTTTCTTCGGGAGTGGTCATATCCAAGACCGACGCCAAGAATATCTATGTTGCCTTATTTGGAGGAACTGTCAACGCCATTACCAACGCCGATGCCTTTATCATTCAGCCGCGGGCAAGGGTGCAGCTTCAACTTGATCCGCCGCCCTCCACATCTGACTATACTTATTATGTGCCTTATATCCAGATGCCTTCCCCGGTTTATTCACTCTATGATGTCTACCGGATTCCTTTCGACTATACCGAGGCCCTGGCCAACTATGCGGCATGGAAATACAAGGAGCGAGACAAGGCCATGGATTTCGGGAAGAGTTTCCTGTCTGCTTACATGGCCGAAATTGCCAAGTATCTTAAACAGACAAACAGAGTATTTGCGCGGCAACCCGCACGGATGATCCCCAAACTAAGGAGAAGGTAACTTGAAACGCATTCTATATTACATTGCCTCCCTGCTTCTCGTTGGCACTCTCGCCTTTGCCCAGGATGCCGCCTTAAAAGCAAAGGTCATTCCTCTTAACGGGAAACTGATCACCAGTGATGACCCAACGCAGATAGGTACGGGATTCAGGACGCTCCAGAATCTTCGCTACACTGACACCCACATCAAGGGCGTCGGTGGAATGACGAAGATCAACACGACGGCAAATTATATCAACGCCGCCCGGAATGGATTTCACTTCTCCAAGTATCAGCCCGCCGAAAGCCATGTGATGCTTCACGCCTCATCTGGTGGATCTGCGTATGCAATTATCCAGAACACAGCCGTCATCCCGGCGCAAGGTAATTTTGCAACAACAGAATTGTATACTCTTGCAGGAACAGCGTGTGGATATTTCAGCAATGTTCCCAATGGTTCAATGCTCTTTACAAATGGAACCGAGTCGCTGGTATGGTCAGGTAATGAAATGCCAGTGGGAGCGTTTATAACCTCTACTACGGCCATTACTTATGCAGCCACTAATCCCAACGATTACTCGTCACAGGTAAGCAACGCACAATCGACCGCCGACCAGGTGGCAGTCGTTGGCGGAAACATCGACTCCTACACCGTCCTCATGCTTCACGGTGACGGTGCAGATACGTCAACAACCATAACCGATTCGGAACTTACCCCCAAAGCCGTTACTGCATCAGGTGACGCGCAAATAGATCAGGCGCAAGTAAAGTATGGAACGGGATCAATTGTTTTTGATGGAACCGCCGATTACCTAACCACCGCTGATCATGCTGATTGGGATATGGCGGACGGAACGTTCACCTATGATACATGGCTTAGATTCAACGCCCTGCCGTCTGATGGCGAGGGAATGGTGCTTTATGGCCAGAGGGCGGATATAAGCAATTATGCCGTCTTTTCAATCACCAATATTGGGGGTAATTATTATTTCCGGCTTGCCCTGAAAACAGGAGGGTCGGCGGCATATCCAATACCTGACATCGCATGGGCCACGCCCACAACAAATACATGGTATCACATTTCAGCAAATAGGGGATGGGCGGCAGGGGCAAACACTTGGAGTGTTACCGTTGACGGCACAAGCCTCGGCACAAACGACAGGACCACCACATACCCAAACGTTGCAGCTGCATTACAAATAGGCGCCGGAACGACAGAGAAGAACTCGTTTTATCCCGTAACTGCAAATAGTACTTATGTAAAGGCAACAAGCGAAAATGCATCCTACGAGGCATACAAGGGAGCTGATCCGACAAAAACATTAACGGGCGTACTGGTAAATAATGGATGGGAGGCTCCGTCACACTTAAATCAACGATTCCATATTGATTTAGGCGCGGCGGCGGTCGTGAAAAGGATTTACTATGAAAATTATCATTCTCTTGGGGTCAATACCGGATACGGGGCAAAGAATTTTACACTATGGGGCAGCAATACCGCTGCGGCTTTTGCAGATACTACCTACGGAACAGACACTAACTGGACGCAAATAGGCGGGGCCTACCAATTCGACCAGCACGCGGCCGCCGATTCAGCAGACCCGAAATATATCAGCGTTAGCAATTCTACAGCTTATAGATATTACGCCCTAAAAATAAGCGATAATTGGGGTGGCCTCAACGCAATGGGATTCCGCCGTGTAGAACTTAACACGGTAACAAATACGGCCTTTAATGGATGGTTGGATGAGATACGCATAAGCAAGGGGATAGCCCGATGGACTTCTAACTTCACCGTGCAGGCAAAGGCATATTGCACCGCTTCTAATTATTGGCTCGTAGGTTCAAAGCGGCCCCTTCAAGGTGTCAAGTATTATGTGTCAGACCCCAACGTCGAAACAGGGACACTCACCGTCAAGGAATGGAATGGGGCAAGCTGGACAACCCTGACTAGCACTGACAACACATCAGTTGGCGGAAAGACGCTAGCTCAGACCGGGACGGTTACATGGCCGACAACAATCAACACTTCATTGCCCCGCTATATTAACGGTCTTTCCCTATACTGGTATCAGTTCGCTTTGTCCGCCGGATCAACTACGATCTATTATACAACTCTTGATGCTCCCATACAGCCGATAAGGAATATCTTTGACGGTACCGAAGTGTTTGCCGCAAAGGTTCTTAAATATAATGCCACGACTTACATTGATTATACGCTGGCCGTTTCAGATGAATCGGCAACGACCTACGCAGACCTAAGTTCACTCGGGACCACACACTCTCTTTATGTGGGGTTTTTGGAACCACAACAAGGAATGGATATATCGTTTGTAACCGATAAAGTTAATTCAACGGCCGCAACTCAGATGTCTGCATATTTCTGGAATGGAAGCGCCTGGGTCAACGTAGGAGCCTTGAACGATGCGACCATGACTACAACCACATCAATGTCCAAGGGTGCGGTTATCGCATGGCAGGGGGCGGCACAGGGAACAGAGTTTAAGCGATCCATAAACGAAGAGTCCCCGTTGTATTACTACAAGTTTCAGTTTGCCGATGCTCTCAGCGCGTCGGTACAGGTATCGGAAATAAGGGGCTTACCGTATCCGCAAACCATTCAGCCATATCTGCATTGCTCCAATTTCCAGAACAGGGCGATTCTCCTTAATGATCAGAACGGGCGGCACAATGAATTCCGTTATTCTGCATACAATTCCCCGGACATCTGGAATGGAGATGATTCCGGCATCTGGTACATTGGAGACGAATCGGACATTACCGCCGTGGCAAACCTCAGCCTTGTCCTCACCGATGCTATTGAGCAGCTTATCATAACCAAGATCGGGTCAACTTATCGAATATTCGGCAATGGACCGGAGAAATGGCAGCAGCAGCAGATTTCCGGGACTGTGGGAT